GTGTTCACCGTCGGTCCGGCGCAGCGACTTTGGTCAGCGGCAGATTTGAATTGACCAGCCGATAGGCGTGCGTGATGGCGTCGTCGTCGCACGGCAGCTTCAGCCGGCGACATCGGTCACGCAGGTCGTATGTGAGGTCCGCGAGGTATTCATACCGCTCGGTCTTGACGAGTTCACGCACCAGCTTCGCGAGCTGTCGAGCCTGGTTGTTTTTGTCGTCAGTCATGGGTGCTCGCGTCTGCGCGAGGTTCTAATAGTTACAAGTACGAAGATCGGTACTAACGATCACAATCGGTACAACCAGCTTGTACGTACAAGAGACGGAGACGGAGGCCATTCCTTGAGCGATGCTCAAGCAGATGCTCAAGCATGTGCTTGTGCACCGTTCCACCTCCCGCGCGCCCCTTTCAATCCGCGCTCCGAGGCCGCGCGCTGGCGGCTCACGGCTTCGGCATACACCTCGAGTTGTGTGTCGTTCACGAGCGTGTTTTTCTGCACCCGCCAGAACTGTTTGACGAGCGGCCACGAGCGCCGCCACTCCGGTACCGTGGCGCCAATCGCGCGGCGGATCGCTTCGTGATTGTTCGGCAGCTGCGCGCCCCGCCGCCAGGCCTGCGTCAGCATCTCTCGATACATTCCCCGCGCCTCCATCGGGAGCAGAAACGCACGCGAGCCCTCCCACCGATCTGCCCAGAACCATTCCGCTAACAACTTGTCACTGGCCACCGGCCATCCTTCATCGCTAGGTCAGCTGAGTAATTTCGAGCGTGAAGCGGCCCTTCGGGTCGGTCACGGTGTACTGTTTCTTGAGGTCGGCAGGCAGCTCCACCCGCGACTGCTTGCCCCACGAGCCGAGGATCTGAAACTTCCCGGCGATGCCGCACTCCACGCCGCGCAGCCGATCCTTGATCTGCTTGTCGAGCGCGGTGTACTCCGTCCCGGCCGCTTTCAAGGCCTCGCGCCGGTCGAGCGCGGCTTCGAGGTCTGGGTCGGTCAGCACCGTCGCCGCGCTGGCGCTCAGCGGCGGGTTGCACGTGTGGCCGTACCACGAGCAGCGCCGACACTCGGCTACGTCGTCGGCGAGGTAGTCGGGCAGCGTCTCGGCCTCCACGTGATCGAGCACGCGTTCCGCGCGCGAGAGAAACTCTTCCATGCGATCAAGGTTCGCGGTGAGTTCGACCGGCAGTAGCTTCGGCAGGCCTGAGCGATCGAGCAGCATAAATCCGAACGGCTCCCCCGCACCGTAGAGGTACGACAGGAGTTGATAGCCGCCCGAGCGCGTCCACGGATTCTCGAAGAGGTCCTCGAACGTCTCGATGCGGTCCACCATCATCGGCGACCAGGCTTTCACTTCCAGCGGTGCGCGGGTGCCGTCGATCACGAGCCGCGCGTCCACCTTGCCGACGATGGCCACGCGGCTCTTGTGGTCCCGCAATTCGAACCGTTCCTGCTGGCCGACAATCGCGAACGGCGGGTCGGACGCGCGGCCGATGCGGGTGAGGTCCACGAGCAGATCGCGTTCGCGGTCATCACCTCGGCGGAATTTCGCCAGCATCTCAGGCGACCACGGCGGCACGCGGTCGGGCAGCGTCAGTTCGTACACCATCCGCCGCTCGCAGACCCGCCAGGCCGAGGCGTACACGTACGGGTGTGGTGTGGCCGGCCGACTGCTGGCCGTGAGAAACCGCGCCCACGATTCGCCGACGCGCTCCGCAATCGCGGCCGCAGCCCCATCGGTCATTTGCCAAACACCTCACTGGCGGTCGGCGGTGCCGTCGTCGTCGGGCTCGGTGCCGTCGGCGCGAGCCACTTGTCCGCGTCCACCGTGAATTTTTTGTCCTTGTGCGTGTCCCACTTCGGGCACCCGTAGAACGCGCCACGTGTCCCCTTCGCTGGTCGATACGTACACTTCGACTGGCAGTGCGGACAGATCGGTGGGTCCACGTCGGGCGCTTTCTCGGTGCGCGCGCCGAGCCGTTCATCGCGCGTGCCGAAGCCGCGGCCGCGTCGGCACTCGTCCACCCGCTTCGAGGTGCCCTCCCAGGCTTTCTCGAGGTCCGCGATCGGGACCGACTTCATCCCGGCCAGTTCGCGCGTGATGTTGCCGTCGAGGTTCGCGCGCGCGGCCTTGCGGACGGCGAGCTCCAGGTCGAGCCCTTCTTTCGCTTTACAGAAATCATCCGTCGAGGACCGCCCGCCCTCCACCTCTTCGAGCACCTGGCGGGTCAGCTTGCAGCGCCCCGAGCCGGTAATCAGGTAGTGAAAGATTCGCGGGTCGTTGCCGACCACCTTCTCAGGTTTCGAGACGCCGAAGATTTCGATCCCGTAGAGGTCGCGCACGCGGTCGGCGCCGCAGTCCTGCAAGTAGCCGACAACCTGCCCGCCTTGCTCCTCGGGACTCTTGAACAGCAACCAATCGGCTGGACTCGTCGCGCGAATCGAGGCCCGGCGCAGCGTCTCCAGTACCTGAATCCGCGCTTCGATGATCTCAATCGCTTCACCCTTGCGCGCGGCCAGCTCGCCGAGCGTGACGGGTACGCCGGGATGTCGCAGCGCCAGCGCCTCGGCTTGGTCGTTCTCATCGGTGACGATTTCCGGGTCAGACATCAGGGCTCCTCTTCTGAGAGCACGCGCGCCACCACGACATCGGCGGTGCGGTTGCCACACACACAGCGATCACCGACCTGCACCGGGACTCGCCAGCGATGCACGAGCGCGTCGCACACGAGCGTCGGTCGTCGTCCAGGCGCGTGCTTCAGCAGCTGGCGCGATAGCATCATCCGATGATGCAACCGTCGTCGCTTCATGGTTCCAGCACCTCGGGTCCGAACAGTTTGTCTGGGTGCACCTGGCGACAATGCGTCAGTAGGAGCTGGCGCAGGAACGCCGCGATTTCGAGCACGGTGTCGGCGGTGTGCTGCGCGGTCCAGCGGCACCACTCGCACGTCACCACGGCCGACGGTCTGGGCGTCACGACTTCACGCATGGTCAGTGCTCGCGACGTTGGCCGCTCTGGTAGTGATTCGTTTGCAGCCATCGGCTCGACATCTGTCCGCAACAGGCCGCGAGCTGCGCGCGCCGGCGATGCTCGCGCACGGCCGCGCGCGTCTGCTGCCGCACACGCCAGCGCACCAACCAATCGATGAACGCGCGTCTCATGGGTCGCTGCCTTTCGCGACCGGCCTAGAGCGTCAGTGTTTTGAAGAGGACCTCGTGCGGCTCCTTCAGGAGTTCCGCGAGGCCGAGTTGTTCATCGAGCGTCGGCGCTTGTCGGCCGCGCACGATGCGCGAGAGGCGGAACGGTGAGATCCGCAGACGCGCCGCGATGGTGCCCTGGGAAATTCCGCTCTTGATGATGGCGATTTTTAGTCGCGTGGTTGGGTTCGTGGTCCCGAGTGGGAGGTGGTCTACTGCCGCCGCCGCCGACCGTCTAGTCATAGTCGCCGACTCCGTGAACGAAGCGTCTGCCCACCAAACGCCGCGAAGGGAAAGTAAAATCCAATCGCTACACCAAAGGTTGTAAAAAAGATCGCTTTCGAAAAATACCCTGCAAGTCGTGGTACCGCTGCAAGTTATTGCACCTCTGCTGTTGCAATTCGTTGCAGTATCCCGACCCGCCGCCTTACTTCTTTACGGTATCCTTCTCACGGGATATATTCCACAGACCGCTCGTCGGCGACAATTTCGTCAGGCTGTTCACGTGGCGAAAATCACCGTCAGCAAACCTGGGTGGCGGTGCGACCGCTGCGGGCACGAATGGATTCCGCTCGTGCCTCACACCGCGCCGCCCGCCTGCCCGAAGTGCAAGTCGCCGTACTGGAATCGGCCACGCCGACGGCCGACGGCGAAGCACTAAGGCCGCACGATGTCGGTCTGCTGCGCGCACACCACCGTCCAGCGATTCACGCCGTTCGGGAGCAGGTAGCGCACCTCCCACCCGCTGTCGGTGAGGCGGGTCAGCTGCTCGGCGAGGTCGAGCGCCTGGCCGTCGATGATGCGGTTGCTCTCGACGATCACCGCGAGCCAGCGCGTCATGCCGCCGTATCAATGCCGCCGAGCGCGTTCCAGAGCGACCGCACCTGCGACTCGAGGTCGATGTCAGCAATCGTGCACGTCGAGGCCTTCGTCGCCTCGTCGTACGTCGTCGCGTTGATCACGTTCACGCCCATCACCACTTGCGGCCCGGCCTGCTGCGCGGCCTGCGGCGGATTGTGAATCACCGTCTGCGCGTAGTAGGCGCGCGCTGAGTGAAACGGCGTCGCGCTCGCCTCGCTGAGCACCGAGCCGGCGACCGACGCCAACGTCGCCTGTACACGCTCCATGAATCCGCCCGGCAGCGTGTCGCGCGTAAGCGCCATCTGCTTCGTTGTTGTGTCTGCCACGGTTGCTCCTTCTAGGCCATCTCATAGGTAATCGTGAAGTCTACGTGCAGAAAGGTCGGTCCAGTAAACGCGCTGCCGGTCAAGCGGAAAATGGGGAAGGCCGACGACGACGCCGTCCGTACCATGCACGGAAACGCCCCCGCGCCATCGCTCAGGACGCCAGGCGCAGACGTGTAGCTATTTGCCGCGTTTATGGGCGGGCCGAGATACAGCTGGGACGTTGGACCACTCAGCCCGGTGTTGTACAGCGACAATGTCCACGTCACCATCCTGCCGACGATGGTGTACCGATTGACGTAGACGTTCTCCGGCGCGACCGTCCACGTCGCGGAATAGCCGTTGAATTGGCCCGCGTTAAAGGGGACGGCGATCCAGTGTCCGAGCGGCGTGGTGCGCCCCTGCTCGTAAATGTTGGTACCGACCGACATGCCACCATCGCGATACAGTTGCAGCGGTGTCGCCTGGACCGCATAGGCATCGCTGACCGCTTGCACATAGAAGCGCTGCCCCGCATTCGCGACGACGAAATTACGGGCATTCGCCGGAGCCGAGGTATCGGCAAACACGAGCGCGGGACCAGACTTGGTAATGGATTGATCTGCCGCGAAGCTGTTCTGCTGATTGACAAACGCGGCGCTCGCGTCGATCTGGTTGTAGAGCGCCTGCTTCTCGGCGTTGTTGATGATGGTGCCGGTCGTGCCAGTGCCATCATCATCGACCCAGGCCGTGCGGGTAATCGGCATCAGTCCACCTCATCGACCCAGGTATCCACCACGCCGGCTGGCTGCACTCTGGTCGCGGTGCAGTGTCGGCGAGGCGGGTGGTTTGTCGCGATCGGCGTCACCGTGACATTCGTGATGCGTACGTCGTCGGTGAGCGGCGTGCCTTCGGTGAACGCAATGTGCTGCATCCGGCCAGGCTCGGCGTTCAGATCTTCGGTGTCCCATTCATACGTCAGGGTCGGCCGCGAGAAGTCCGCGAGCTCCGCATCGGCGCGCGCACGGCATCCCTCGATGCTGTAGCGGCCGTCCTGCACGATGTGTTCATAGTAGCCATCGCCGCCATCGCGAGCGGCCGTCTCGGCGGCGGCGGCGTCATCCTGATGCTTGACGACCAGCACCACCGGGGCGCCCTGCGGTTGCGCGCGCATGTCTGCCGCAGCGAACGCCACGCCCGCGCCCACCGCCGGCGTGCGATCTCTCGCGCCGTTTTCAATCCAGGGGATCGCGACCACCTGGGTGCCAGCGGACAGCGGCGCCTGCAAGCACCCATAGAGCGGCGCCGGGAGAAAGACCAGCTGCGTGGGACTCAGCACCTCAGCCCAGACCACTTGACCGCCCGCTTGCGCGTAGCCCTTCGGCGGAAACATCGCCGTCGATACCACGTAGATATTCGTCGCGCCTGCGGCGACATCGGCCGTCAGCGTGGTGCCAGGCAGATTGTCCGACGGCTCGATCGCGGGATCTTGCGCTTGCCCGTTATCACTCAGGAGCGCACCGACGCGCGCCCAGACATCGTCGCCGTAGGTGTTCTCGCCATACGCCGTCCGTGGAAAGATGCCGCCCGCCGCGAGCGGCATCGACCAAATCTGCCCGCCGCCTTCAATGCCGGCCATGCCTGCGGCATCAGGGATGCCGAGCAGTGCGGTCGTGCGCTGCCCTTCGACCCACACCCGCGTCCGCTGTTGGCTCGCATCCTCGGTCGAGCGGAACGACTTCAGCGTCGAGAGGTGGTCCGTGAGCGGAACGGGCGGCGCTTCCTGCATCGGACTCGGCACGGTCGCCGACCAGGCGCGCAGCACCCGGTTCGCATCGAGGTAAAACCCGCCGCCGATTTTGTTCGTGATGCGACGCAGGATGGTTGACGGGCGCTCGTTCACCACCGCCATGCCGGGCACCGACTCGAGCCCGGCCGGCACGCCAGCGGTCGAAATGTTGGCGCGGGTGAATCGCGCGATGATGTCGAGAATGGTCGTCGTCGCCGATTGCGTCGGATACTCGGCCACCACGAGATGCGCGTCGAGCAGCGCGGTCCAATCGACACAGGTCAGCTCATACCAGAAGCGCGCATAGAAGGGCGAGCGCGGGTCGATGCCGGCGCGGCGCTCGCGCTGCACCACCATCACGAGCCCGGCGAACTCCACGTTGCTCGCCGCCCCGAACGCGATCCGCACCTGGCTGCGCGTCTTCGGCACGAACGGCAGCGACGGTAACAGAGAGATGGTTGCGGTGTCGATGTCGTCGTTGAGGTTCAGGCTCAGTTGCCACCCGTTGTGCACGATGTACTTGGAGATGTCCGTCGCCACGCCGCCGTCCTCGATCGTGATGATGGCATCGCCACGGTAGTAATTACTGCGGGTCGCGCCCGACCGCGCCACGCCTGCGCGCGCCTGCATCAACGCCGGCTGGTTGCCGCTGAGGGCCACTAGGCTGCGCGCCTCCGGTGCGTCAGTCCGTGCTTGGCGTTCAGCGCCTGCTCGATACGATCGGCGAGTCGCTGGTCGGAACCGGGGTCATTGAACAGGGCGCCGCGCGCGTCGATGTTGATCACGACGGCCTGCTCCCCGCCGCCGCCGAGCCCGGCCGACGCACTGGCGCCGCCGCCGCTGCTCGCCGCACTCAGGAGCCCCGGCACCGCCCCAGGCTCAGAGGCCTGCGCCCGAGGCACCACCGCCTCCCACCCATGCAGCATGACCGGCGTGCCTGCGCCAAAGTCGCGGAACCCGTCGGTGCCGTGCTGATAGCCTTCGATCGGTTTGCGGTTGAAGGGACTCGTTGGGGTCTGCGACTCGGTGTATTTCACCGCGACATCGACGCTCTTCGGAATCTTGTTGATCTTGTCGGTGGTGTCGTCGATGGCCACGCCGAGGCTGGACGCGATGACCTTGCTCAACTTTTCGACCGAGGTGATCAGCGCCTTGAAGCCGTCCGACATCGACATCGCGAACGAGATGCCAGAGCCTTCGAGGTCCGTGATCTTCTCGCCGTTCTTGTCGGTCAACAAACCCATTTCGACCATGTGCTGCAACATCGGGCGCATGGCCTCGGGCACCTCGCTGCCCATCGCGAGCGCGTTCTGCACGTAGGCGTTGATCGATTCCGACATGCGGTTGGAAATCGCGACCGTGTCGATCCCGGCCGCGTTGAGGACTTCCCAATCGTGGAACAGCTGCTGCGCCTGCTTGTCGAGTTCCTGCTTCTGCAACGTGGGGCCGAGTTCTTCCAGCGTGAACCCGTACCGCTGCGTGACTTCATCGAGGTCCGCCATCGCCTGCTGTTGGAAGGCGAACGCCGCCTGGAGGTCGTTGACCGCCTTCTCAACGTCTTTGACTTTCTTGGCATCGAGCAGCGCGTCGAGGCTCACGCCCGCCTTCCGCGCCTCTTCCGCGATCGCGGTAATGCCGCCGGCAGAATCGACCCACTGGGCGCGTGCCTTGCGCGCCTTCTCGACCTCCGAGGGACCGAACAGACTGATGATGAATCCAGCGGCGGCGCCGACCGCTGCGCCCCACGGACCCGCGACGGAGAACCCAATCGCCGCGCCGTTGAGCGTCGCGTTCAGCTTGCTCGCGCCCTTCGTCGCCGCGACGAACGACCCCGCGACGGCGACCGCACCGGCTGCTGTCGATGCCATGTTCCCGGCGGTCATGCCGCCGGTCTTGCCCAGATTCGAGAGCCCGGCCTTGAACGTGGCGGCACCCTGCTGCGCTGCGCCCATCGCGTTGAGCACCACGCCGATGTCCTGCGCCACGCCGCCCCAGGACGATCCGCTCACCTGCGCCATCTGCACGAAGGCGCCGCCGAGGTCCTGAATCGCTTTGTTGAAGTCGATGGTCTGCGCGCGCGCCACGTCGAGGCCGGTGCCGCCATCGCGCAACACCCCGATCGCCGAGACGGTTTGTCGGGCGAAGAGTGGCAGCGTCGTCGCGCCCACCGTCTTCATCACCGTGTCGAGCGAAGTCGTCGCGGCGATCGCCGGGACGGTGGCCGCCCAGAGGTCGCGCATCGCCTGGGGCGCCACTTCGCCGAGCGAGCTATAGGCGGCAATCGCCTCGCCCATGACCTTGTTCACTTCGGCCTGCTTGTCGGCCGACATCTGGTAGATCGGAATCGTTTGGCTCAGCGCCTGCAACCAGAGGTTCGCTTTGTCGATGGCCTTCCCACCGGACAAGTTGTCGGTGATGTCGCGGAGCGAGTCCGCGTACTTCTGCTGCGCGGCGACCAGGGCCTTGTGCGCTTCCGTGTTATCGACCAGCGCCTTCGTGCTGCGGTTCATCACGCCCGGCACTTCGGCGCTCGCGCGGGTCACATCGACCGTCTTGCCGCGGGTCTTCTCGAGTTCGTCCGCGAGCCCGTTCGCTTTCTCCGCCAGGGTGTACGCGCCGAGCGCGAAATCGACGGTGCCCTTCGCCGCTTTCCCGAATCCTGTTTCGAGACTGAGCAGTCCCTGTTGCAGCTTCAGGACTTGCGGCAACGCTTTCTTCATGCCGGTGTCGCCCATCGCGGCCGTCAGCTCGACAAACTTCACGACGGCGACCATCGTGTAGTTCAGCCCTTTGGTGAGGTATTCGAGGACGACGATCACCGGAGCGGTGACCTGGGCGATATAGCCGACCGCGTTCGACAGCAGCGCGAACGCGCGCACGGCCAGCACGACCGCATCGGACACGAAGTTCGTGACCGCTTGGTTTTCTTTCAGTTCTCCGGTGTTGTCACGCAGGCTTCCGGTGATGCTGTTGACCGCTTCGAGCAGCGTCCCGTTGGTGGTAATCGCGCGGCCGACCGACTCCTGCACGTCGCCCCACGCGTTCCCCAACTGCGCGACGCGCCCCGCGTACGTGTTGGCGGCGGCCGACGCCTGCCCGCCGAATTTATCGTTGATCGCGTCGAGGACGCCGGCGAAGTCTTTGGTCTTCCCTTCGGTGTCTTTCGTGGCCACGCCGACTTTGTTGAGCGCCGTGACGTTGCCAGTCGCGGCCTTCGCAACCATCGTCGCCGCATCCACGAGGTCGATGCCGAGCCCCGCCGCGAGATCGGAAGTCGCATCGAGCGCCTTCTTCATATCGCGCGGCATCACGTTGCCGATTTGCACGAGCAGCGCCATCGCCGCTTGTCCGGCTGCGGCCGAGTAAATCGTGGTCGCTTGGAGTTGTGCGGAGTACTCCTGATAGAGCGCGATCACCGACGGCATCGCGGTGTCCTGCGCGCGCATCGCGGCGGTGAGTTTCGACTGCGCGTTCTCGCCCTCAATCGCGGCGACCACCGACGCTTCGATGAACCCGGTCACCAGGCTCCAGGCTTTCGAGGCGACGGCGAGCGCCGCCTGCGCGGTCAACCAGCCCGCCGCCATCTTGAGGACGGACGTGGTCATGCTTTCCATCGAGCTCGTGGTGTTCTTGCCTGCGTCGGCCACGTCTTGCAGGCCCTTCGGCACGTCCACGCCCATCGCGCGCATTTTCTCGGCGGCTTGCTGCGCTTTCCCGCTGACGGATTCGAGTTCGCTCGCGGTGAGCTTCGAGACGCCGCCCACCTCTTCGATGGCGCGCACCATCACTTCCGCGTCTTGGATCAACTTCCGCCCGCTGAAGTTGTCCACCATCCGGTTCAGCTGTGGCCCGACTTTGCTCGCGCCATCCCCGAGCGATTTCAGGGACACTTCCGCCTTCGCGACGGCCTCCTGAAAGGACGAGAAATCGGCGATGAACTTTCCGGTTAGGGCCATATCACAGGGTCCGGCAGTGCGGGCGCCGCCGCCTGGTTGCCAGCCGCTTCGCGCTTCACTTCGTCAACGAGCACAGCGTAGACCTCGGCAGGCAGGTCAAGCAGATCGTCGTAGGACCAGTGCATCAACCGACAGAGGCGGAGATCGGTGACGACGCTGTCGCGCCACCCGGGTCTTTTTTTTCCGCCTCGATCGCGGCGCTCATCGCCGCCTCGTGCTTCTCCACCGCGTCAATGACCTCCCGGCCTTTGTAGTCATCGAGCGCCGAGAGCGCCGCGAGAATCTCCACCTCGCCCTTGCGCCGCACCACAATCGGATTCCCGGCCGCATCGAGCATCGACCAGTCGAGCAGGTAGGCGACCACGAGCGTGGCGCCGATCTGCTTCGGGTCCACATCGAGCGTGCCGGGCTTCACACCCGATTTGAACAGGCGCACTTCGGCATCGCGCTTCTCACCCCAGGTCAGATACTTCTTCACCAGAATCCAATCGTCGTCGGTCGGGAGAGGGATGCGGACCTCTTCCGGTGCGCGCGCGCGTGATGGCATACCTGCTGTCTCCTTTATGGTTTGCGCGCGCCGAGGCGCCCCACCAGCGTGGTGCCTTGCAGCTGCGCGTCGAGTAACTGCCGCTGAAACGGGGGACGCCCGCTGGCGCCGTTGTCCACGGTGAACCAGAGCGGTGCCTGCGTGATGCGGAACGCGTCACAGGACCGCACCACCGCACGCAGGAACCCGTCCTGCACCTGCCAGGCGCCGAGATCGGCGGCGGTGTGGTAGCCCCATTCCACCACCGCCTGCTCGCCTTGCATCCGGAGCGACGACGGCATCGACGCGGCTCTACAGCGCGACGCCGCTCGCCCACGCGCTGCCGGTCCAGTGCGCGCTGCTCGCATCGCCGAGCACCACCGACTGTCCCGTCGTCCACGCCGTCGCCGGCGACGCGGTCACGCCGCTCAGCGCGGCAAGGTTCGCAGGCGCGACGGCGCCGGCCGGAGTGAACGCACCTGGCGTGCCAGCGGTCGCGCCGGTCGCCGCCACGCCGCCCCACGGCGTGCGCGTCCACGAGCCGTTCGCGCTGAAGTTGCCGTCGATCGACACGGCCGCGCTCACGCCGCTTTTCAGCGAGACATCGAGCCACGCCGGTCCTTTGAAGCACGCCGGTGAATCGAGGTTCGGGTAGATTTCGATCTGCACGCCGTCGGGCGACTCGGCCGCGCTGAACAGCGTGTCGTCGGTCGAATCCCAACTCCCGGTGAAGGTGCCCTTCACGTCGTCGAGGCCTTTCACGTAGGTCTTGTTTTTGTCGCCGAGCGCGGTCGTCTCCACCTTGTCGCTGGTGCGGTCCAGCGTGTATTCGGTGATGAGACACACCGGCTTGGTCACGCCGTTGCGGGTTTCCGAGACATAGAGCACGCCGCCCTTGCCGTGGATGGCTGGCGGGTTCAACGGTTGAGCGGGTGTCGGCATCTGACTTCTCCTATGGTGACGGTGTGATTAAGAGTTCGTACTGCCCACCGCGATGGTGCCAGCGCGCGTCGGTGACTTCATCGACTTCAGGGCCCGGCGGCAGCCGTTCGGTTCGCTGTATCACCATCGACGGGTGATAGCCGGGAGCGGTGAGTGTCTGGTCCTGCAACAACAGATGAATCCTGGCTTCCGCCTGCGCCGCCACCAGACCGCTCTTGCCTTCCGTCACGGCCTTGACGAGATAGACAAAACGTTCCCAGGCCACGCCATACGGCATCACGTACGCGTCGGCGTGATCGGCCAGCGACAGCAGCAGAAACCGCTTCTTGTCGGCCGGTGCCACGCGCCACCAGACCCCATCCGGCAGGAGCGCCATCAACTCGGCGTCGGCCGCGAGGTACGTTTCGAGCGCGGCATCCACCGCAGGGCTATTCGCGACGATCACGCCGCGAGCTCCGTTTCTGTGGCCGAGACGATGAATCCCGCCCGCTCGACCAGGCCGATCAAGGTCTGCACCATGCGGCGCCGATGTCGTTGCGCGGTCGGAATAAAAATGTGCAACGGCGCCATCGCGCCCCGAGACACGCCCTTGCTAGTCCGCCGCATTTGCGTGCCGTTCTCAGCCCACCACGCATGGGGCGCGTGATTCTTCAGCACGGCCACCGAGCCGTAGCGGAGGTACTCGTCCGTCGTGGTGAGTTGCAGGCCTCGGCGCAGATTGCCGGTGACCTCGTGCGCGGCATACTGCGAGTCCATCTCCTGATAGGCGGCGCTCGCGGCCGCGAAGACAATCGCGCCAGCCTCTTTCGACAAGTCGGCTGGCAGGCGGCGCAAGGCCTCTCGCAGCTCGGTGATGCCTGCGATCGTCAGTTCGTTGTGCGCGCCCATCACCGCACCTCGCTGCACACCAACGTTAGGTCGGTGTTCCGCCCGTCGTCGTTTTGTACGCTCTGCACCTGGAGCACCCGCGCGCCCAGGAGCAGCCGCGTGGCCGGCGTGATCCCCGGGTGGTACGGCCCCTGCACAATGTGTGTGGCGGTTGTCGAGACGGCCACGCCACCGACGACGCGTTCCATATCCAACGCCGCCGCGGGTTTCATCGAGCACCACCACAGCGGCGGCGCCAGGTCGGTCCATGCCTCGGTGAAGCCGCCCGCGCCATCGGGGACGGGCTCGCCGGGATTCTGGAGCGTCACGCGGTGCGGCCGCAGCGCCGGGCCCCTGGTCCCAATCAGACTCATATCAGCGTCACCAGCCCGAACGTTTCGATCGCATCCTCGAAGCCCTGCGGCATTTCGCTCACCGTGCTCGACGTGATGCTCACGAGGTCGCGGCCCGCTGTGGCGTAATGGGCGGTCAACAAGCCGACCGCGTGCACCAACAGCGGCGGGATCTGCTCGACCGCTGGCCAGCCCGCGACCACACGCACGGACCACGGCTGAAACGGAAACGGCTCAGTCGGCCAATCGCTCGGCGTCGGGACCGGCGACGACAGGACCGCTTGAATCGGCGTCGTCTGCGGCGGTCGTTGTCCGGGTCCGAACAAGTACACGTCCCGCACCTGCGTGAGCAGCGCGAGCCCGGTACGCTGTTCGACCTGGTTCTGCGCGGCCGCGATGAACCCGAGCATCAAGGCATCTCGAGGATCGCCGGCCTCCCACTCCAAACCCGCGCGCAGCTTGCCTTCGTCCAACGTCAGCACCAGGCGCGCGGCCGTGCGCGTCGCGGTGCCGCCGCTGCCCGCGACCGTCACATCTTTCGGAATCGAGAATGAGGTCGGCCCGAGCACGGTCACGAGGTAGTCGCCATCGAGCGCGGGTGTCGCACCCACGTGCCCGGTCAGCCGCGCCGTGTCACCGCTCACGAGGTAGTGCGGAGCCTCCGTGGTCAGCACCGTCGGATTGCCCACCGACGACGACACCACGGCCGTTGTGGGCGTCACGAGCACCGACCGAGGCGGAATCATCATGGCGTCTTTCGCTTGCGTCGATACGTGCCGCTCGTGAACTGGTCAGGCGGTAAGGTCGCCTGCACGTGATCCGCGACGAGCGCCGGCGGCGGCGGCGCCGGATTCGGTGCGCTCACCGTCGTCGCTGGCCCATGCGACGGGACAATCGGCTGCGACACCGGCCCGGCGTTCGCGGTGCACGCGCTGTGCGCGGCTCCGCAAATCGGGCACGGTCCTGGGTCCTGGCGGAACATCTACGTGATCGTCGCGCCGTGTGGCGCACTGACCGGCACCCATCGCAGGTTCGAGGCGATCAAGTCGATGCAGTCGCCGACGACGGCGAAGTGGATCACATACCCGCTGGCCACCGTCACGGCGTGCGCGAACGCCGTCCGAGAAATGATCACCATCCGCGTGTTCTCTTCACTGTCTAGCGGATTCGAGAGCGTCATGGCCAGCGCCCCGGTCGGCTTCGTCAGCGCGTGCACGCCGGCCGCGTGGCTGATCGCTCCGTCCGCGCTGTATGCCACATCGGACGACGATCCCGGCCCGGTTTCGTAGGAGTTCGTCACCGGGTTGTATTTCGCTTCGCTCATGTGCGTGTCTCCTGCGTGGCCGTGGTGCCGAGCGGGTGCGCCCGACACCACGGCCGTGCCTGCCTGTTTAGTTCAGTCCGGTCACTTGCCCGAACGCCGCCTCACGATAGGCCGCGAGCGCCAGCCGTTCCTCGGCTCGGATCGCAACCAGGTTGTTGACGAAGAACGACGCGTGCGAATTGCTCGACTCGACGCGCACCCCGCCCTTGCGGAAGATTTGCGCGGCCGTGCCATACGCGCCCACGAGCGCGCTGTTCGCCACGATCGTCGGGGTCACGGCAACCTGCACGCCCCACAGCGTCGGGGCCTGCGCCGCCGACCAGGGCCCGGTGCCCATGTAGTTGCCCTGCGCGTTCTTCGTCAACTGGATCGTTTGCCAGTTGATCGGGTTGATCACGATCCCGTCGGGCATCAGGAACACCGTCGTCGCGATGGTGGTCATCTGCATAAAGATCGCGTCCGCGTTCGACTCGGTGGTCCGCAGGTGCGCGGGCGTCAGCCCGGGCAACTTCATCAGGCCGAGCAGATGCGGAGCGACGCCGCTGCCGTTCAGGAGTTCGTCTTCCTCGGTCAACGCGAGGCCGAGCCGCAACCGCGCGTCGATGATCGAGGCGGTCTGCGCGAAGTCCTCCAGCATTTCTTCGGTGACCGGAATCCAGTGCGCGATCTTCCGCACGGGTGCGGTCGCCCCGGCGAACACGAGCGTCGATTCCGGTTTCGGATCGCCTTCGAGGACCGCCGCCGCCGCGTTCGTGAACGTGGTTTCCTTCATGTACGAGACGACGTTCGAATCGGTCGTGCCGGGTGCGATCAAGTCGGCCACCACGAGTCGCCGCGTCGGGAGCGGCACCAGCCCCGGCGCAAAGTCGGGCACCACCAACGCGCCGCCCGATCCCGGCTGCGTCGTGAGCGTCGTCGCCTGCATCCCTGGCGGTACCCAGTGCGGTGTTTCGAACGACGGCGACAGCTGCCCCTGCCGACGATGCAGGCCGGCCTTGATCCATTCGCGGTACCCCGGGTCCGCGATGAACTGCTGGCCGAGCGTGCGGCTCGGCCGCGCCTGCGAGGTCGGCGCCGCCATGCCGTCGGTCAACCGCGCGATCTCCTCCGACAGCGCGGCATCGCCGCTGAGCGACGTGATGCGGTCCTTCAGCGCCTTCGCCTCGTTCAGCTTGGCTTGGATCGCGCCGCGTTCCTCGGCAGTCATCACGCGCTCGGGCACCGCCGCTGCGGTCGCGGTCGCCGGCTTCTCTTCGCACGCGCGGCGGGTCGCGTCCATCAGCGCGGTCGCTTCGGCTTGCTTCGCTTTCAAGTCGGATTCGAGTTGGGCAATTTTCATAACATCCTCTACAGGTCGAGTTGGAGCAGCTCACCGTCGATGGTGTTCTGCCAGTGCACGTCGGCCTGTCGCTCCTGAGACGTGGCCGCTAGTCGCGGCTCCTGGTCTGTGGCGAGTCCGACGCTGTGAGTCCGCGAGGCGGTCGCCCGCGCGATCGTGTCGCTCAGCGTGCCGATGCTATCGACCATGCCGAGCGCCAGCGCATCCTCGGCCGTGATCGCGCGGCCTTCCCCGTAGCCGTTCTCGACCGCCGCCGGCTTGACGCCGCGCCCGAGCGCCACATCCGCGATAAAGCGGTCGTACGCGCTCTTGATCACTTTGTTGACGTGCGCGAGCGCGGCGTCCGAGAGTGGCCCGTCGAGGCCTTCGGTCTTGAACTTGCCCGCGCCGATCACCGTCCGTTTCACGCCCAACTTCGCGAGCGCCTCCGAGATGTCGTCGTGCATCGTGTACACGCCCACCGAGCCCACCATCGACGACGGGGTCGCCACGATTTCGGTCGCGCCGGACATCGCCCAATACGCCGCCGACGCCATCAGGTGATGGGCCTGCGCGATGATCGGTTTTTGCGTGCGGGCCTTCAGCACCTCGCGCGCGAACTCCGTCGCCCCGGCGACGTTGCCGCCCGGAGAGTCCACGTCGAACACAATCGTGCCGACCTGCGGATTGGCCAGCGCCTCGTGGAGCTGCGCCGTCAGCGCGTCGAACGTGGTCCCGCCCGACATCTCGCTAAGTAAATTCATGCGTGGCGCAATCACGCCGTAGACCGGAATCACGGCGACCGCGCCACCGCTGGCGGGTGCCAGGTTCTTCCGAGGCACGATCGCGGCCAGCGCACCAGCGTCGGTGTCCTCGCCTGCGACGTGGCGCGCGATGATCTGTGCGATCTGCTCGCCCATCGAGCGCGTGACCGCCCACGGATGTTCCAGCGCGAAACTGAGCACGTGTGCGTACGGGTTCTTCATTGGAGGGCCTCGCGTTCGAGTTGAAAGTACGTCTCGCCATTCGCCTGGAGCGCCAGCCGCCGCGCATCCTCAGCCGCCAGCCCCGCTGCGGCCAGGTCGTTCGCCAGCTCGAGATTCCAGCGGCTGCGCGCGCGGTGATCGAAGGTCGCCGGACGATCCGCCACCGGCACCTTCGCGAGCCGTCCGAACTGTCGAGCCCGCGTCGCGTGGAGAATTTGCTGCACCGAACCGCCGAGCGTCGTGTCCGGTTCAAGGACTGTCGCGTCAGTCGCGTCAGTCGCGTCAGGCAGGTACGGCGGCGGCGCCGCGGCGGGTCCACCTTGCTGCGCGGCCAACTGGTTCGCGGAGGGATCGTCCAGCGCAGGCAGGTTCAACCGCGCGCGGCCTTCGTTCGCGGTCATGATCGGCCGGCCGACCAACGCGTGCAACGCCGCCGCCTGCTCTTCGAAACTGCCCTTCAGCTTGTCTTGGATGTTGAACTCCAAGTAGACGTTCTCCGTGTCGCGGCTCTCAGGGAGCAGCTGCGCTTCCAATTCCTCTTGCACCATTTCGAGCCACGGCCCGAGCGAATCCTGGTACAGCTGCTTGTGCTGTTCCTTGACGTTCGAGAATGTCGCGTGGTCGAGAATCCCCACCATCGGCAACGGAATGTGGTACGCAGCCGCGCACTCTTCGCGCGACAGCTTGCGGCTGGCGAGGTATTCGGAATCGCGCGGTGAGAACGACACCGGCTTGTAGGTCATGCCTTTCGGCAGCACCGCCGTCATCCCCGCCTTCGACCCACCGGCAGAAAATTCCTGCCACTGCGCGCGGAACTTCGCTTTCTGGATGTCGTCCCAGTTCTGCGCGTCCTTCGACTGTTCGATCACGCCGTCCATCCGGCCGGCGTTCTTCCAATAGCTTTCGCGGTTCGCGGCAGCGGAGGCCTCCTCCGCGAGAATCCGCCGCAGGGTTTCGAGCGGCGACAGGCCCATCAGCGGGTTCAGTGCGTTGTAGCCGTTGAAGTACACGACATCCTCGATCGCGAGGTACCGGATCGCGCCGTTCATCGTCCACGTGAACCGCGACGGCAGAAGCCCGCCTTCGACGGCCATCTCTTCGGGCGGGAGCCGCACCAGGCCGACGCGACCGCCAGCCATCCGCAGCTTCAGCCAGTACGCGTTGAAGTACACGCCGAGGTCAGCGATCAGACTTTCGATCAGCCGGTACCGCGTGGTCGAGGGATTCGGTTTCGTTAACCACTGCGCGACATCGTGATCGGCCAGCCGCACCCGGTCGGTGTCGGACACGCGCCGAAATACATGGAGCCCGAGCTGCGCGATGTTCCGCGCGAGAAAGTCCACGCACGTCCGCACGTTCGGCTGTGTCGCGTAGATCGTCGCGTAGGCTTGACTCTCACCGTAGAGGGAGACGCCGCCAGCGGTCGGCCAGTACGACGGCGTCGTCGTCGTGGTTTGCAGCGCCCCGAAACTTTGAACGATGGGCATCGCCTACGGCACCACTTGCAGGAACGACACGTTGCTCCGATGAATGACCGCTTCCCCGTCGAGGCTGACCGGCGGCACGTTCGGTTTCAGCAGCGAGGTATTCCGCAGGGTCAACCACGGTCCGCGCGCGTCCCAGAGCACCCCACGCAGCGCCGTGCTCGGGTCATCTTGCAGGTTGACAATCACGACCTTGAGCAGACACGGCGGTCGCCACCACATCAGCCGGGACAGCCACACGCCTCCGCAGTGTGCGGGTCAGGATTCGCCGAAGGCAATTTTCAATATGGAAATCGGCTCAGGATGTGATAGAACCGGACTCACCCCATGCCAGCCGACGACCGCACGCGGGCCGCTCGTGGTCGGCCTGCCGTGTCTGCTGGCGAACGCTCCACCCCGATCTGCGTCACGGTCGGCGATTCGGATTTCAAACGCGTCTACGACCGGGCCCAACGCGAGCGCACCTCGATGCCGGCCGTCGTACGCCAGGCCATCACTAACTGGCTGGACGACGATCGGGACGACTAGGCGAACACGAGGTCCGGATCGTCGGCGACCTGCGGTGCGTTCAGTCGCAGTTGTAAATTCCACGCAATCGCCAGCGCCACAATCGGGTCGATGCGGCCGCGGCTCTTACGTTTCACCGGGTAGATGTTGTCCTTGTTGTCCCGCTGCACGACCGCGTTCCCCGCGCACCACAGCATCAACGGACAGCCGCCAGCGTCCACCGCGCCGGCCGATACTTCAGCTTCCATCGCCTTGCAGCCGCTCGACATTCCGGCGAATGTCTGCGGCACGTCGAGCGCCTGTTCTTCCGCGTACCCGTCTTCGGTGACCAGCTGCACCTGGAGCTGCTCGGCGTGCCACGGATCGAACCCGACCGCGCGAATCGTGACCACCTCACTCAAGTCGGCCAGCGTCTCGCGGAACACCTGGTGGTTGACGATGTGTCCCGGCGTGGCGATGAGCACGCCCATCTCGACCCACGTCTGATACGGCGCACGGTCGCGCTCGGCTCGCTTCGCGAGTGTGTCGGCTGGCGTGAACACCCACCGGCACACCGCCCACCGCCGCCGCGTCTCCGTCGGCGGAAAGAGCGCCACGAGCGCAGCCAGGTCCTGCTTCGACGCCAGGTCGATGCCCACGACGCAGGCCTCGCCGCGCAGGTCCTCCAACGTCCAGAGGCCGCTCTGCCCGAGTTGCCACCCGTCAATCGAGAGCCAGGGATCGAACGCGCTCACCCACAGATTCAAATGCTTCTGCTTGTACGTCGCGGCCGCACTGTGCATCCCGATGGCCTTGATCCGCTTCGACAACAGGTCGTCCGGATTCACCGACACGCCGTAATTCGGATTCGCTTTCCGCGCTGTGGCCTCGGCGGTCCAATCGTCCTCGGGGTCCGCGTGCGCGATGAACGCGAAGTACGTCTCGTCGGTCAGCGTGCCTTCGAGCAGCTCGCAGGCGTACCGATGCTCATCACCGCACGGTGAGACGAGGTCGCTGCCCGCTGTGGTGATCTTGAAGACGAGCGGTTGTCGCCGCGCACCCGTCGCGGTTTCGAGCACGTCGATCATGCCGCGCGTGCGGTAGGCGTGCAGTTCGTCCATGTTCACGAAGTGCGGGTTCAGCCCATCGGTCGAATCCACGTCGGCCCCGAGCGGTTCCAGCTTCGACGCCGTGCTCGCGCGGGACAGGTTCGCTTGCAGCGGGACCAACCGGGTGTGCAGACCGCTGCGCTCGACGAGCCGCTTCGCATCGTTGAAGACGATCTTCGCCTGGTCGCGCTTCGTCGCCGCGCAGTAACCTTCGGCGCCTGGCTCTGGCGGGTCATCGAAGAACGTCACGTAGATCGCGACCACCGCCGCTTCCAGCGACTTGCCTTGCTTGCGTGGGAGTTCGTTGTACGCGTTTCGGAATCGGCGCAGGCCTGTCTCGACGTGCACCCATCCGAAGACCGAGCCGAGGCGGAACACCTGGTGCGGCTGCCAGCGAATGTACTGCCCGGCCCATTCGCCCTTGTAGTGCCGCAGCTGCTCCCCGAAGCGCAGGAACCGCTCCGCCTTCGCGATGTCGAACCGATACGGAAACTCTGGCGTGTTCTCGCGCGCGCGGTCCCGCTGGTGGCGCGCACACGAGAGCCGATGATACTTGCCGGCCGGGATCGCGCCCGACACCACCGCGTCGGCGTACGCGTCGATCGGATGCACGAACCTCCGTCAGTTGTAGCGAATCGGCGGCGGGTCGAATTCTGCGAACGGGTCCGCCGCTGGCGCATCGATCACGCGGACGCGTGTGCGGCTGGATGGCGTCAACCCGAGTTCCGGCCACAGCTTCGTGCAGGCCACGAGCGCCTTCGTCGCCACACTGAGATACGGATTAGGCATCGGGTATCCGCTCGGCGTCAACACCACCAGCGTGGTCACTTTCGACAGCGCCTCGAGGTAGCGGCCCCACTCGATGCACAGCGCCATCAACGCACTGTGATCGGCATCGCTCACTTGCCGCGCGGCCGTGAGCAGCGGGACCAGGCGCCGCCACTCCGCGATTGCGGCCGGGTGCGTCAGTTCAGGCGGGACCGCGCGATAGGCGTCGGCCGATGTGGTGATCTGCGGTTCCTCGTCGTTCACCGGCCGATGCCCAGGATTCCCGGCCAGCTGTCGTTGCGACGAGGTCTTCGGTTTGCGGCCGCGCATGGGTCAGTTCGGCTTCGATTGTTGCTGGTCTTCGATCTTGGCGACCGCCGACTTGATCGCCACCAGTTCTTCCATCGCCTCGAATAGCAGCCGCTTCGCGCTCGTCAGGTGGTCGGCCACGCGCACCAGGCGGTTGGCGATGTCCTGAAACTCCGGATCTCTCTTGGTCACAGCAACCTCGCTGGCTCAAACGAGGTCTTCGGAAACGCGCGTTGGATCTTGCCGTCCAGTTCGATGCCCATCTCCGTGCGCGGTGCGGCCGACTGCTTGAAGAAAAACGCGGTCTTCGCTTTTCGGCAGCGGACCTGGAGCTCGCGCGCCCACGCAACTTCCATCGGCCGGAACCCGGGACCGGATTCGCCGCCGACGATCAGCCACTCGATATGCTTCAGGTCTAGCGATGGCAGCGGACCGAGCAGCGGTTCCGCCGAGACGAAATGCACCGCCGCCGGCACCTGCGTGAGCAGCTGCGCGCGGTGACTGTGGCGGTCGTTCTCGATGCTGACCCCGAGCCACACATGCGGCCACGGCCAGCCGACCGGCAGCATCGCCGGAATGTTCTCCGGCCGCTTCGTCAGGATCTGGAAGTCCAGCCATTCGGCTTCACGCATCGCGGCCCAGGCCTGCGGCCGCACCGCGTTCGCGTCCGGATGGTCTTCGAAGAAATCGCCGAGCGACATCACGAACACCCGTTGCCGGATGCGCGAGGCGGCGGCGGCGCGGTTCCACTTTCGAATGTTGGCGTACACGCCAGCGACCGGCTGGCGTTTGCTCTCCCCTGGCGGGCCCCACACGTGCAGCTGCATCCGATTGATCGTTAGGACCTCGGCGTAACAGTGCGCGCAGCCCGGCGAGATTTTCTCGCAGCCCATCCAGAAATTCGCGGTGTTGTTCGTCCACGCGATGATCGAGTCTTGCATCAGGCCAGCCCCCTCATGCTACTCCTGCCCTTTTTTGAATTGCTCGCGGCGGGTCTGCCACCGCCAGCCGTGCGCGCCGCAGCTGGCATCGAGCGCGCGATCGGCGTGCCCACCCACCACAGGTTCGCCGCAGTGCGTACACACACGGCGCGGTCGTCCGGCTTTCTTGGCGTTCTGTTTCCGCGCGCGTTTTTGTTTCGCCGTGTTCGCGAGCCCACCGAGGCGCCCGAGAATAGCGGCCGGATTGTCGTCTGTCGGTTTAGTTTTTTTGGCCATAGTTTGAGCGGTTTGATTTTAGCAGGATATGAGCGGCGGCGGCGGTATTGTTTCTCGTCCTGGCGGCGGCGGCTGGCAGCTGCACACGAGCGGCGGCGGCGGCTGGCGAGGCGGCTGGCGAGGCGGCTGGCGGCTGGCGGCTGGCGAGGCGGCTGGCGAGGCGGCTGGCAGGCGGTAGGAGGCGGCTGGCAGCTGGCGGCGGCTGGCGGCTGGCGAGGCGGCTGGCGAGGCGGCTGGCGAGGCGGCTGGCAGGCGGTAGGAGGCGGCTGGCAGCTGGCGGCGGCTGGCGGCTGGCGAGGCGGCTGGCGAGGCGGC